CTGCTACCGCTATCGAAAGCGGATAGTAATATGTGTCTAGGCTTAAAGTACACATCGCCCTGGATAAGTTCAACAACAGGGTATCCGCCATCGGTACTATCACCAACATGCGCCCCACTAGTAATGTCGTAAACCGCTCCCATCTCGTAGTAGACTGTATCATTCTCGACAGTCTTTGGAGATGCGATTTCTACAATCACACGCTGTCCCCACTTATCGTTTCCTGCTTTTACATCGGCAAGATTAAAGTCGTCAAGGGGCTTTGTACCATAATCCTCATCACGAATAACTACATATGTAGAAGCCCTATTAGGAGTTACTTCGGTAGAGTCCGTGACCACCTCTTTCCTAATAACACCAAAGGTGTAGCCATCAAGGTATTGGCGAGTCTCACTACTATCATAATAAGATATAATACGAAGTGTATCTCCCTCGGTAAATGTGTACTCTAGATCAGTGTTCTTTTCATTGTTGTAGCTCATATCTTTTCCCTCTAGGGTAGATATGTCTAGGTATATAAGGTTGTTCTTGTAGTGCGCTCCGGCAACACTATACTGTACAAAGTCGGTATATGTTTGGTTACCTCCGTAAACAATTTGATACTTGGTTGCCCACGATGGTGGGTCATGTTTAATCTTAAGGTTTACTTGGGCTGCTCCCCTGTTACTACCACGAGCGGTTTCGCCAAATCCTGCTACATAAACCCCATCAATTTTTTGAACGAAAGAAGACCTTCCCTTATTGTCATAGTAGACAATACCAAAACTATGAATTGCGCTTGTCTTGAAAGAACTTATCCCCGCTTGGTAGGCATAATTAAATGTAGTAGAAAGACTAAATCCTGTTTTGCTAACATGATAAATATTGGCTACTACAATAGATTGTGTTTGTGGCGTTCTCGTATCATATCCCGAAGCGTTACCTCCGTTATATTGAATAACTCTTCTGCTTTGAGAATCTACACTAACCTTGGCTTGAAGTGTTGTTATGTCTAGGTCGATCTTTCTTTTTCCAGTTACACTATAAGAAGTGTCTTCGTCAAACTCAATCACAACACTAGGGAAGTCTAATCCAATTTCAACTGTGTCTCCAACGGCAATTGAAGAAGGGTTAGTGTCCGTATTAACAGCGGTGATTACCGCATCTCTCCCAACAAGTGTTTCTGTATGAGAATAGGTGATGTCATCGGTAGATTCAAATTGACTTGCAAGGTCATCTAAAATTTCATCTCTTGTCATCGTACTACCTAGAAGTATAGATGCATCTAGAGTAATAGACTTATTAGAAAAAGGAACATCTATTGGGAAGTTAGCATCATTGTACTTACCGATACCAAAATCAAAGTTTAGAGTAGAGTTTACAAAGTCATCGGTAAATAGATATCCCGAAGAATTTTTACGCACCTTGATAATAGCACCCGATGTTGAAGTCAATACAACACGAATAGCAATAACTGCTCCTGCATCATACGAGCTTTCCATGGTACTACCATCAAGAAGGATATGTACTGGTCCTCCCGAAGAAGGGTTCTCAATACTAGCGGTGATAACGCCTGGGTCTTCTACACCTCTGTATACTACCGAGGACTCTACATTGATTGAGATGTTGTCAAAGCCCTCAATGTAATCGCCATACATAAGGCGGTTACCTGATATTGATTGGGCGTTTGCTTTGAGTGGTACATTGTCATATATCTTATCGATATCGGCGGCAGACACGGCAGGGTATGCTCCATCGTTTAGGAAGTCAAAGGTACCAGTAGAAGTAGTTGGATTGTCTACTTCACCGATTTTATAAAAAACAGTTGACCCCCCTTTTCGTGCAAGTATACGCACCTTCTCAACCTCCGAGTTCCCACTCGTAAAAGTCAAGGTAAGTTTATTGTTGTATATAACGAAATTGGAGTTTACAATACCCTCCCCATATGTGTTGGGGTTTATAGCCAACGCCGAATATGTAGATACGGAACTCTCTTCGCCATCTAAATAAATGTATTGGTATGCAAACTGAAAAGACTTTTTGTCTATGTTGTTTTGCTTGTAGTCCGAGTCCGTTACATAATCAAATGTAATAGGGTCTAGAGGAGGTGCTTTACACACTTCGATAAACTCATTACGCTCCGCATCTGTGTAGTAATCGGGATCAGTATTATCCTTCCAAATCTTGTCGGCGTTTGCCGTCAATCGATCGATGTTTATTTTACGAGGAGGATTGTATCCGTCCGTAAAGTAAAGAAGCATTTCGTCCTGATCATTGAAGGTGACATCGGCTTCGATAAGCGTATCCGCTTGGAAGTTCAACACACTACTTCTAAAGAGCAGTTCGTAGTTTACTCCTTCTACATTGTATCTATATATGCTATCCACACCGCCATTATTGTTTGGTGTTTTAGCACGGACAAAATAAATTACTTGTTGCTTTTTGGGAATAGACACTTGACCCACTACAGAATATATACCAGACTCCTCTGCAAACTCATCAGCACTTGCTTTAGCACGAATAGCAGTATTACCCTTAATAGTTTTCAATATACCGGCATCGCCATCATCATCAGACGATATGCGGATATTCTCTGCATTGGTCATCTCAACCGCCTGGACTAGTCTTTCGTCATCTGACTTGTTGAGATATTGTGGTACAATCTTGTTTATCATTAGAATTTAGGTGATTGCTTAAAATTCTTACGAATCGTTTTAAGTGCCTCATCCTTTCCAAAGGCTTTCATTCTTGAGTTGGCTAGTCGTCTTTCGTTGTAGTATTCTGATCTAGCACGAGCCTTTTCCCCTAATGGAACTGCCGATTTCTTTTCGATGGTTTTAAAATATATATACGCTCTCAATGCAGACTCCATAAACACATGGATAGTAGGATTGGTACTACGAGCTTCATCACAAACATATTCCAAAACAACCTCACTAATATCATCGGAGGCACTCAACTCTATTCGATCTTGGTCTAGGTTAATTCGGTATTCCCCTGTGTACACACCACCTCCAAGTCCATACAAAGCACCCATTGTATTTTCGTATAGGTAGTTTCTAAACACATAAGAGTCATAGCCACGAAGACCATCATACTCTACTGTGGGGCTATCAACATCTACTCGGTCATAAACGCCATCGCCATCACTGTCACTAGCGTTGGCTGCTACTAGGTCATCACCGGTGTCTACATCATATTTTTGAGCAATGTGTAAGTTTTTGTTTTCCCCATACACATACACAAGACCATCCGCACCAATAACCCCTAACTTAACAAGGTCAACATAATCATCAGGCAGTTCTACAGTATTGTTTGCGGAGTTGATAGACAACTTTAATGAGCGTAACTTTTTAGACATGTCAAAGCCCATCTCTCTAATACCACGCTTGGCGTATGTACGGATCAGTGTATCGGAAACATTGTTAGCATAATCATCACCCTCCATAGTGATAATATAGTCCGAAACAATCTGATCTAATGTTGTATAATTACGAGCCATTATTTAGTCTTTTTTTGAAGTTCTTCCGCTTGACCATATCCGAATACATCTTTATCTCGTAAGTTGATGCCGATAAGTTTAGCCAACTCAACCACGAGTTCTGGTACATAGTGATCAGGCAATTCAAAATCAATACTATTTGCAGCATCAAATACATGCACACCGCTCGAAGTATTGTATTGGTAACTAGGAAGTGATACCGACTTCGCTCCCGTGTTAGGCACAATGCCTTGAGGGTACTTATAGTAGGACACTCTAATTTTATTTACACTTGAAGGGAACACCTCTATATCGCTCGAAACTAGCGCAATAGGATGCGACTCGCTAGGAGCAGAAAGATCGCTCTTCAAGATGTGGTCAATCTTTGACTCGTCATATACAATCTCAATGTTGGTACGAGTACTTTGACCAAGCAATACTGATCCATTGGTGGTTAGACCAATAAGATATATAAGGTCGTCTGGCTTCGCAAATACACCATTCGACTTTGTTATAGTTGAGGTTTTAGAAAAAACCGATAAATCTTCTTTTACATTATTGACTTTTGATAAGTTGCGTGATGGGTCTATACGCCTTACCCGATCTACAAGCCCCTTGCTAGAAGAAGCGTAGATGTCTTTGAAAACATTGACTTGGGCGATGGCTGCAAAGTTGTTGAATACGCTAGGCGTTACAAACCCTTTTTGCTCCTTATTCGCTAAATCTTTTAATGTATTATAAACGACATTGACACTAGCCATACCTGTGATATATTGTTCTACAAATATACCAAAAAGAAAGGGGCGGTATCGACCGCCCCCTCCGAGTAGAAAGGTAATACGAACACACTAGGTGACGAGTGAAATTATTTCTACTATAGTCGTGAGACCTTTTGCTCTAATTCGGATAGCACGAGAGAACCCTTTTCCGTCATACAGAAACGAGCAAGTACATCAATACTATCTTGACCCACAGGTGTAGATACAATTAATCGACCGCTATCAAACCAATATGTTCCAGACTCATCGCTCTTGATGATTTGATACATTTCTGCCGTCTTAATTGTAGAACGCACAGCAACCATTGGGTTGTCAAACGCACTAATAAAACTTGCTGGGTTTGATCGAGCTTCTTGCAACAGGTCGAATCTAATCTCACTTGAAGGTCGGTTTACATTCATGTTATAGAATAATGCGATCGGGAGCAGTTCATCGATTTCTTTGTCTCGAACAAGTTGAACCGCATCTAGCATTTGGAATTCAGTAGATAACTGTTCCTCTGCCGTCTTCGCATCATCAACCAACTCAAAACGATTACCACCATTCTCCGTATTTCCCGGGTGCTTGGTAAGGTACTCGATTAGGTTGGGCTTTGTGTAAGGCACATACAACAAACCATCACGGAACATGATATGCTCTCGTTGTGCAAACTCACTTTGTTCATCACGCCAAATAGAGGCTTCGTTAGGACAATAGCGAATTTCACGAATGGTGTTTTTGCTTTCATCATATATAGTAACACCTGTTTGAGGTAATGAGTAAACAATACCACCTCCAGATAATACACGATATAGTTTGTCTTTTTTCTCCCATACATCCTTTCTTGGAACTTTAGGAGGAGCAGTAGCGATTGCTACATTTTCAGTAGAAGGCTTTTTTGGAGGTCGCCCTGGACCTTTCTTTTGAGCAGTTGCTGCCATGATAAAAATTGAATTTAATTAACCAATAAATAAAAAGACCGGGGAAGGTTTCCCTCCCCCGATCTATAGAGTTGATTATGCAGTAATCAAAGCGTGGCGGTTAGCACCACGAGTTACCAAACATACTTCAGAGCGGTAGTTGAACTGTGCAAAGTCATTGCCGTCAGTACTAGCACCTAGAACAGAACCTGTAATCCAGTGTTCCATTTCACGAGAGTAGCCGTTAGACGCTTTGTAGTTCATCTCCAAAGATGGGTTGCGGTCTCCTGATTTAGGGTCAACAACAGTTGACAAAGGAATCGCAGCACCGATAAATTCAGCACCTGAACCCAACAATGTAGGATCGTTCAACAATTTCCAGTCGTGCTTGTGGAAAGTGTAACCACCACGAGTGAAAGATTTGAAGCCTAATTTAACTGCCATGTTAGCATCGTTGTTGAACGCACCGAAGTTAGCAGCCAAACCTGTAGTCGTACCACCAGAAGCAGTGTGACCTGCTGAAGCCAACATGTCATCGATAGCCAAGTCTTGAGTACGATTCACATATAGAGCGTACTCTGGGTTAGCACCTTGCTTGTCGAACTCTTTGATAAGAGCATCGAAGTCGCTCAATGCAGTCATTGCACCACCAGTAACATTGATACCACGATCAGCGATTGCTGCGAAGTAACCTTCTGAACCAGCGATACCGCTCAATGCAGAATCGTTTTGTGTTACCTTCTGACCCAACAACATCATCATTTCACGCTTGTCCATGAAACGCTGACGAGTGTCTGCTTCATTCTTCAAGTACCAGCGGTAGTCTCCGTTACCCAAGTTAATCCAACCGATGTTGGTTGCTTGAGAACCAGATACCTTGTATACTTCTTTCAAAATCATGTAGTCGTTAGTACGCTTCACGACATTGCTTTCGAAGAATTGGCTTGGTTGATCAGTACCTTGAGCATACAAGTTACCGATGATTGCGAACTCACCGCTACCTACAGCAATCTCTGGAAGGTTAGATTCCAACAAGTGCTTGATAACAAATGAAGTACCAGCGGTAACCGCAGATACATAAGCTCGCTCACCAGCAGGAAGCAATACAACATCCCCAACACGAACATTGGTATCGTTGCTACCTACAGTAACTGTTTGTGATTCAGCCGCAGCGATTGCACTACCTGATACTGTGTACTTCTGAACAGAGTGAAGACGAGTCTCCTCCCACCATTGTACTTGATCAGCAGTACCTGCCGACTTAACTGCTCCTGTCAATTTCAAGAAACCAGTGATACCTTGGTCTCCGAAAGTTTTAACCAACAACTCACGATTATCCGGCTTGTTGATTTCATCGATATAATCGCCCAACGCTGAATACTTATCAATCGTTGCACGGCGGATGTTCCCTACTGAAGGGCTGTCTGCATCGTTAAATGCACCTGTAATAGCCATAATATTTTTATTTAGCCTTTAAACAAATTACTTAAATCGCATCAATGTATCCCCTCCTTTAAATAGGGCATCCATGATTTGTTTCTCAACTTGATTTGTTTCTCCTCTACTTTGTTGATTTGGAGAAGAGGCATCAATATTTGCTGCTCTCTCAACGATTTTCTTTTGTCCTTTACCTAAACCATATTGGTAGGCAGCACGAACAATGTTCTCGATATTATCGATAACCGCTCTATGAGAACTCAACAATTCATGATTCCAATCTCCCCGATCATTAACATAAGGGTCAAAGAACTCATCTAATCGAGTGTTTTTGTCCTTTAGTTGACTCTTGTAATTTTCTCCCAAGGTAAAGGTGAACTCGTCACCACCACCTAATTCAAATGTCAACCCTTCGATATTATCTACAGTGTTGGACATAGAAGAAATCCAATTGTCGTCTATTGGACTTTGAACCTCTTGAGCAGTCTCTGTCTGTGCGGGGAGCTTGAATCCATTTCGGACATTGTCAATCTCTTGCCGAGCAGTCTTCGCATCTAGTTTTAATTGCAATTTAGAATACTCGATCTCATCGTTATCAAAACGATTCTCATCAAGTTTGTACTTCCTTGAAATTAAAAGGTCTAGTTCAGATTGATTAAGATCAGGATTCTGTTGGGCTAGACTAATACGCACCACAGTCATATCATCCATTTCGGATGGGTTAAGTTGTTGGTAGCGGAACCAGTCTTCGGGGCTTCGACCCGTTTGCTCTACAAAATCGGCAATAATCTTAATTGCTTCTGGCAACTCATTTGGCTCTGTTTGAGGTGTACTAGATTGTATGTCGTCCCACGAACTATGTTCTACGCCGAATTTCTCATTGTAGTATTGTAGCATTAGTGAGTCAATGTCTACATCTTCGTCTACCTCGTTTGTCAAAGAACTTTCCGTTTCAGCAACGGGTTGCTCAATATCTTCTTGTACAGGTTCTTGTACGCTTTCTTGTACGCTTTCCTGTACTTCATTTACTTCTTGCGGTTGCGACTCTTGAGGTTGGGCATCTGATTCAAAGTTTGGGGTGTCACTAATCTCGACTCCCATCGCAGATGCTGCCTGCTCAAGTGAAGATTGAACTGAACTAGCCATATGGATAAATTTAAATTATGATACAAATATACCTATTATATCTTTTTTTTAGCCCGGGGGTTGCATATGTGGAAAAGATGTGTTAGTATTGTTAATATAATTAACCAATTAAATAAAATAGTCATGAAGAAAATGATGTTGGCTGTCCTAATTTTCCTAGGAGTAACAGCAAAGGGACAAGAAGTCCCATCGAGAATCCAAGAAGTATTTGATGCTACAAACATCGAAACCACCTTTTACAAAGAGGGTTGGTACATATACGATGTGTCCAATGCTGATGATTTATTTACTTTACAAAACAATCTATTTGAGTCTTGTGAAAGTTGGTATCAAGCCCCTGCTTTGTGGGAACGGGTCTTACTAGCAAGAGAATTTGATTACGATGATTGGGTTGTGATTCTAGCCGTAATTGAAAACGATGATGGTGTCTTACAGACTGTAGGAGACATCATGAAGAAAGGGGTTAAGGCAAATAAATAATTGTTTAGGGTCGATACCGATTTATAGGTTTTGGTTTGACTGATCGGTATCAAAAAGAAGAGGGGCGTTAGCCCCTCTTTTTATTTTCACTATTAGCGTTTTTTCCCAATGGTGTAAGTAGCATTAAGACCCGGCTGATCTGTGACAAAATCAAGACCACGCTCTTGCATAGATTTAATTAGCTCTGGACTAACAAGTTGACGAGTTTTTTTATCTATATAACGGGTTTCATAAAGACCTTGATCGATCATATCGCTATGAAGTTCGCTCCTGAAAGAATTCTTATACTTGTTATAAACCTTCGTTTGTGAGGAGGACAGTCCTTCAGAGCTACCCGCGATCCACGCTTGTGTAATCTTATCTTTTTCATTAGAACTTAATGCCCAATTATCTAAAAGCCTCCTGCTAATTCTATCGCCCAAAGTGGTTTGAGCATAATCCCATTGCTCATCGGTCAAGTCCTCTCTTCGTACACTGGCTGCTTTATACTCGGCTTGATTGGGTCTTGAAAGATTAACTTGTTGTCCAACCACTTCCGGATCCATTGCATCCTTGTCCATGTCGGTTGAACCACCGCCAGGTTTTTTCTTTCCTTTGTCGCCTCCTGTAACAGAACCGCCATCTTCGTATTTTGCGATTTCTGCTTTCATAGCATCACGCAACTCTTTGTTTTTAGCAAGACCTGTGATCAGCGCACCGGCTTCGGCATACATCTCGTTGGATGACCCGCCTTTCCCATATTTTACTTTCATAGTTACTACTTTCCGTATTTTACAGCCTTATTATACCCTGTTCTACTTTGCAGGTCTCCTCCAGTCCAGCGGTTACTTGCGGATTTCATCTCATCGGTACTGTTGGTAACGTAGATAATATCACCTGTTAAACCGCTTTTCTCTGCTCTAATAAATCTCTGATCTTGAGGAATATTATATTTGTCATATAGAGCCAATAGATTATCGAATTGATCGCTTTCGGCATCGAGGGCAGCACTCTGCCTATCCCAAGTCTCATCATTTCTTTTCTCTCTTAACCTTTGTCCTTTTTTAGTGTCTGCGGCTTTAGGATTTCGATAGCCCACCTCGCGTGCATATTCTGCATGGTCAGATTCCTGTGAAGACTCGACAAATGCCCTTTCTGCCTGTCTTAATTCTAGTGCTGCTTCTTTTGAAAGGGGAAGCCCTACACTACCTATATACATTCGCTCACCCTCTTCGTTTTGAAGATTACCAGTAGTTTCGTTATATATTAGGGAGTCTAATAGAGCCTGATTCGCTCTTTTTTCGTTGCCTTCCTTATCGTTAACCATGGTAATTTCCATGCCCACGAATTTTCCTGGGGTCTCTCCTTTAGCTCCTTTATCGCCTTTATCACCTCCTGTGACAGAGCCACCATTCTCATACTTTGCGATTTCTGCCTTCATGGCTTCACGCAAGTTCTTGTTTTTAGCGAGACCCGTGATCAGCGCACCCGCCTCTGCGTACATCCCATCAGAAGATCCACCTTTCCCGTATTTTACTTTCATGATATAATGTTTGTGTTACAAAAATAATGTTTTTCTACTTACGATATTGGGCAGTCTTTTTTGCTACGGCTTTAGGTTGCTTTACGAATTGCTTTCCTTTTTTGTTTCCTTTTGCCTTGGCTGCGTTTGTAGCCCGCTTCTCACTTGCTGTAAGATTTTTCCATGCTTTAGCCGGTAGGTATCTCTTCTTACCTTCACTTGGCTTACCATCGCTTGTTGTCCATTTTTGCTTTGTCCATTTGGATAGGCTATTATTTTTTAACTTCTTACCCTTATAGCCACCACCGGCTTTCTTATATGCAGCGACAGCGAGTTGAGCTTTACGAGCAGACCACTGTCCTGGACCACCTCCTTTGCTACCCGCCTTGATACGAGCAACAATCCTTTTCCATAACGCAGGGTTCTTTTTCTTGGAGGTTGTAGCCATGAAACAAAGATAAAAAATAAAACCGCCCCTATTGGAGCGGTCTCTTTTACTTGTGTTGTGTAATCACTTTGAAAGGCATCTCTAATGATGCACCATCATGGGGTTTAAACTTCCCCTCATGAGGCATAAGGTAGTAGCGACCTCTCTGATTCATCCAATGGTAACCACTTGGGGCTTTTACCATTACTTCGTTTTTGCTTTTTCTTTTTACTTTCATCACACTTACACTTTCCACACGGGCATTCTATGGGTTCAGTTGCACACCACATCATGAGCCACACGCTTCACATTCCTCTGGGTTTGAAATGTTACATGTTGGCTGATCCGCTGTTTCTAATTCGTTTACCCATGAGGCAAAAGAGTCTTGTCCTTGCATTACAAAGATAGTTTAAAAGGTTAAAAAAATGTTGAGGTAACTACTTGCCCTTCAAGGCATCTATAACATCATCGGCTTCTTCCACAGCCTTCGTAATACGAGACTGCGCTTCCCTCAATGCTGCTATAACTTTTTCATCGGCTTCGGTGTAGCCAAACCAATAAGCCCAAAATCTTTTGTGTGTCTCCTTAATCCAGAGCCAAAATACTTTCAAATGTTTCATCGTTATCTAAATTGGTAGTTAAGCCCACACTTCACGGAATAGAGTTGTCTATCCCAATACTTCATGTATTCGCCCTCCACGAAGAAGCCCCAATGCAATCCGACCTTATGTCCCAAGATCAGACCCGTTGAGTAATCAACCCATTGTACTCCTTTGTGCATATCCTCCATACACTCTGGTCCACACTCATGCTCTACAAAATTCTTGTAAGAGAACATATGGTCTCCCAAAATATGTGAATGATAAGGCAACACATTAGACCATGAATGAATCCAGAAGTCTTCCGTGTAGTGGTAATAATCCACCCCAAAGATAGCAGATAAAGAACCAAGAATTCCGACCTCATCAAAACGAGCTTTATTGTAGTCATTAACAATGTCTCCGTAGATATATCGTCTAAAATCCTCATCGGTGTCAGCAACTCTTACGCCGTACATATCTTCCCAATACCAATCGTAACTCTCCGTTTCTCCATCAAGATCGTAGTCGATTTGGTAGAAGTAGTCTTCGTATCCGTATTCAAATGCAAGTTCCCACCAAGCATTATTTTGTAGGTAGACTCCGATTGGATTGTATCCATATGGAAGGTGTTGGCGTGCAGCAACACCCGCACTAAAATCTAACTCGCCTACATGTATGCGTAATCGAGAATCAATTTGTGTATAGTTTAGATTGACAAGACCTTGGTCATAGTACTCACCTTTTATCATCCAATACTTTGAAAGGTATCTCAAGAAGTATCGTTGATTGATATACTCTCTACCTTGTTGGCGACCCTGATCGTATTGTGCTAGATATTCAAAACCATTTACTGATCCCACTGTAGAACTTGTGGAGGTGTTAGATTGGTTGTGACCATCATAGAATCTATTTTGACGATTCTCATAATCAAACCTTGCTACACGGCGAACACCAATAGTCGTGCGATAATCAAATGGGTTTTCAATAGTGATGTCTTGCAAGTCACCACCTTGAGTTACAAAGTATTCCGTTTGCGCCTCCATAGGTGACGCAGCCATAGCACTCGTATAAACTGTGCTATACTTAAAAAAGTCCTTGACTAGATTTTGAGCGAAGACCGGAGATGATAAAATAAAAAATGTGATTAGGGCAGTTGCTCTCATATTACCATTTATTTGCCCCGGTTAACTTATCAACTTCTTGTTGGAGTTCCGAGTAGTGGATATCTAATTTCATTTTGAGTCCTGCCTCCCAACGCTTAAACTCCTTACCATTATTATAGAGGATGATGGTTGGTACTGATCTAATACCTTGTTCTTGTTTGAGTTTAGGTTCTTTGTCTATCCAAGCGGTAAATACTTTACAATCTTTCACTCTTGCTACATCAACATAATTATTGGTAGAATTAAACTCGGCATTATAATGTACAATGACAACCCCTTTGACTTTTATGTTCTCGTCTTTAAAGTTGTTTACTGAAGAGGGTATTAGGAGCAGTATTGAGGCTAGGACTAGGTGTTTCATTTCATCTCAAATAAGCGTTCTTCTATTTTATCTAATTGCAACTTAATATCCTCAACATCCTCTTGCGTGTTCATGATTGTCTCACGAACAAGCTCATCTTTTAGGTCATATTCCGTTCGGCTAATCACAGGCTCTGGCAAGGCTTTTGCTTCCTCAATCCCGGCTTGAAGATCGAAGTATCCTATTGTGATAATGCCTACTGCACCCGCAAGTGCGCCGATAGTCTTTAGTGATAGACCTACTACTGTGTTTTCTGATATCTCTTTTGGTGTCATTACCAATTAGTTTTGTTGTGTTAGTTTTTTGTCATATGCTTCCATCCTTGCATCAAAGTTGGCTTTTCTATCCGCTAGATCAGACTCATCTCCCGCCCAATGGTATTTCGCCCAATAGTCAAACAATGACATATCGCCTTGTAGATACTTTCCTAAATCGGCTTTTGGGTGCGCTAGTTGATTCATGAGGAACAAATACTTTTGCTTCTCAAGGTCTATTGTACTAGCATCAAAAGATTTTTGTGGGTAGGATTCTTTCACCCATGAAGGGGTGTCGTAATCGGATAGTTCAGGGAATGTAGTCTCTATTCCCTCGGTAATATTGTACGCTCTATTTACTGCGGTGATACCACCTGCGCCCTCTTGAGATTCAAATTGGAAAGCACCTCGACCCGGTCCGCCTCCGGTTTGTTTCTTGGTGGGGTCGCCACCACTCTCGTGATAGATGATTCTATTCATCATATCTTCCAACTGCTCCGTAGTACCGCCCTTCTTTTTCACTACAAATTCGAGCAGTTCTTGGTAGGTTAGTTCTTGTCCTGGAGGAGGCACAGCACCGCCGTCCTCATACTTCTTAACCTTTTGTGATTTTGGAGGAGACTTCTTGCTTCCTCCTGATCCAGCCCAAAAGAATTTATCTGCCCAATAGGCAGCACTCATTTTGCCTTTCTTGATGTTTTTTCCGTGACGAGCTTTGAAAGATTTACGAGCGGCAGCGGAGTAATTATGCCCCATCTTCTGATCACCGAATCGTATGATACGAACCTTATTGCCTTCTTTAGCCAACACCATACCCTTCTTTGTGGGGTGGTTTGGTGTGCGTTTTGGTTTGTTTACCCCTTTAAGACCATGCTTTTTTAGGAGTCTCTTGATTCTTTCTCTCAACTTACTGTCCATTCCACAAAGATAAAAAGAAAGGGGTCACAAAATGCGACCCCTCACTAACCAACTAAATCCTCATTGTCATGAGAATGCTTTTATTCATCAACGATTTCTCCAGTGTTGATGTTGAATTTTATGTCTCCGTACTTGTCTTTGATCTTCTCTTCCAAAGATACGAGTTTCTCTTGAACTTTATCAAGTGTTTTTACTTTTTCATTCATGCTGTATTGAATGCGAGAAAGAGTAATCGCTAGATTTTTAATCTCTCCTTCTACACTTGTCTTTTCTTGAATGGTCTTTTGAGCGTTTTCGAGCAAAGACTTTGTAATCTTCTTGGTAGCCATTGTATTCTATTTATAGTTTCAAATATAATCTTATCGAGGAAATCTACAAAACGATACTATGATATATCGCTCACCCTTATGAACGGGTCGTCCTCCATGCTTATGGCTTATAGCACCAGGATGTAAAGATATGTGTCCCGTAAATCCTTTGTGTAATGCCTTTTGCCGTACAAAATATGTACCCCCACCAGTGTATTCTTCGTTTAACGCTAACACATACGAGAGATCAGAATAGTCGTGGTGGAGGCTTAAGTGTCCTTGCTTTTCTTCGGTGTACTTAATCATGAAGTTTTCGCTCTCAAGGTTTCTCCAATTCTTACCTTCAAGCCCCCACATGTGTATAGCACACTCGTCTGCATACTCTTTTAAAACCCTGGCATACAGTTCGTTAAGCCCTATCTTTTCAAGTAATACATCAATAGTAGGATAGTAGTCATGACGATCCGTTTCCCACTCATCCATCTCATTCGCATACTCTATTACACGCTTACAAAAGTCTTCGTTAAATAAAGGAAATGTAAATACATTCATGATAGGTTCGTCTACTATCAAGTCCCATTCTTTTGTTAGAGCCTCATAGGAAAGCCATCTTTGTTTCCACGCTTCCCAATCACTACCATCTAAAAGATAGTCTTTAGACTCTATGACAAATGGGGTGTTTTCCGTTTGTGATGTGATAACACTACTTGTTTGTCCAACAATTTCTTCCTTGTAGGAAAGAGCCTTTATGTCCTTCCAAATAAAGTTGAGGTCTTTTCTTGGGTGATCAGAATATGTTGCTGCTAGATATTCGTCCCACGGCATAATATAGTTTTCGGGTTTCCCTTGAAGTATCTTTTCGATTCCCGATCTACGATACAATATTGCATGGGCGTTGTATGAATATCCAGGAACAACAAACTGCTCATTGACAACCTCTTGGTCATCCGTTATAGGGTTTCTTCCTAGGAACAAAATATCCCAAGGATAATTGGGCAGTTGTTCTAGTTGTAGTGGTTTTATAGGCTTGAAGTCCTCCTCTAAAATCAAGACATAATCCTCGCCGTAATCATAGGCTTCTTTTAACACAGATATATGTGACAACATACAGCCCACCTCTCCTTGCTTGAGTGGTCTATTATACCATGTGTTTTCGCTATCGATCTTCCAATCAAATAGTTTGTATTCGAAAGATGGCTTTTTTTCTTTGTTGTCTACACCTCTATACAACGAGGCATCACAGTCTACAATCTCATTTGCTTTATCAGTGAAGTTTGGTAGATAATTAAGACTAATGATATATGACTTAACCTTTGGTATTGTGTATTCTAATACCTCGTTCCATTCGTCTTTTACTATAGACCAATCTCTCGAAGAAACATATTTGTTTACCTCTTCGGTATTCCACCAATACGAACCCGCTTGATATTCATCACGAGTTATGTAAAAGGATTGTAGGGTTTCTTTAAGACCTGCTATTGGATTATCTACAATAGGGATAACGCCATGCCCTAGCATCTCTAGAGCCGTTATACAATATGTCTCGTTGTAATGTGTAGGGTAGTACCAATAACGAGCTTTTGACATTTCATAGTACAAATCCGATTGAGGCAGACTTCCTAGATATTCGAATTGCTTTCGGTCAAAGTTTTTCTCTAGATACTCTGATCCATATTGCGGTGTAGCCACTCGAAGTGGGTAGCCTGTAGAATCCACAAACCCATCTTCTAACACAGTCTTAAGACCACGCTCGGCATGTGAGGTATATATAAAAGCATCTTCTTTATTATCCGATGGGTAGAAGTTTTTAGTCCTCACGCCGTTACCAATAATGTATTTACTTTGATCGGGACGAATCTCATATCTAGAGCAAAAGTCATCATGATGCCAGTTCGTTAGGAACACAAAACCATCTATACGATTTAGTATAGACTTGGGCAGTTCTTCTCCCTTCCACCACCAAAAGGGGTCGGTATTGTGCGCCCAGTAAACATATTTATTTACTCGACAACCTTCAAATTCAACAAGGAAGTTTACATAACTAACTCCGATCAGCACATCTATGTCCATAGCCTTGACATCGTTATACATGTCGTGGTTCATGTTTATGTACTCTACTGATCCGTAGTTACCATTTTCTACATCACCAACTACATATACATTATGTAGGAAAGATAGTTCTTGGGCGAGGTACATAACGCACTGCTCTGTTCCGCCAAGGCCTGTAAGATCGATTGATTTTGGACTCCAATCACTTTTGGAGTATCCAACATGGAAGACAATATTCAAATGACAATTTATTAGATTTAATTGTCACTAATTTAAACGATTATTGTGACATCACCAAAGATAATCCTCTTCGCTAATCCAGTTTCTCCACTCTTCGGTTTCTTCGTTGTACCTCCATTCGTTGCATTCGTTAGCACTATTAAAGGTCAAAAGGGAATCGGTAATGTCGCAAGAGTCTTCACACTCTATGATACATTTAGAATTATCAAAAGACCAAGCAACATACTGATCCGTTTCGTGGCTATGAAGCTCGTATTGTTCTGGGGTAAGCAGGTAGTACTTCATTAGTATGCAGTTGTTGAGCCACCAGTGATTGTACCACTGTACTTGTTAGAATATGTATTAATAGAATTGCTTCCAGCAAATTGTACTACCTCGCTTAAGTTGTTAGTGTGTAGCGTGTGTGGAGATGCAATAGTTCCAGAGTTGTAGAGTGTCGTTGCCTCGGAACTTGTTAAGACATCATTATAGAATGCCCACTCATCAATTTCCACATTAGCATTACCACCACTAATATTATGCTGTGCAGCACACAAAGACAAAGATGCAAATGTAGCAGAGTTTCTAGAGCCGTTGTTTGCTGCGGCTTGACTTGTTAGTTCACTTCCGTTCCAATATACTTTTAAAGCATTCGTAGAAGTGCTTTGTGAGGCATCGTATGTAATTACTAAATGACAAAAACCATCGCTATTTACATTCCCTCGTTGACCCGAGGTCCAGCCAGTACTAGAACTTGTAATACCAGTCACACTAGAATTATCATGCAAAGCCCATTGTCTGTCAAAGTTTGATGCACTTGTTCTAATACGGAGCATGATTCGATTAAGGCTTCCGTTATAATTAAACATCACCCTATTTGTTGTGTTCCCACTGTTTAGTGTTGAGTTAGCATTCCAATCCACATACTGCTGCGATGCTTTGCTTGACTGATTTTGTTTCAACCAAAAACTAATACTCCAGTCATTATCGTGCAGCGATGTCTGACCACTCCAAGTACCCTTAATGTAATCATTCACACCATCATTGGTATAGTAGTGTGTATTTGAATATGGTGGTGCTGCATTATGGTCGTAACTGTAAAACTCACTAATTGCATGAGGCTTAACGCCATCTGGTTTGCTTGAACTGTTTGTGTTGATTACATCCACCACTCCAGTAGAAGCATCATTGAGGCTTATTTCCTCCGTAGATGTTCTACCAAACTCCGTGTTCAGGTCAGAGAATTTTATTTGTCCACTACTCTGTAAAGCCATGTTTTACTTTTTAGGACAAGCCTCGTCTAACTCTTTAATTGCTTGGATGAGCAGTGCTATTACTTTGTCATAGCGCACGGCATAGTAACCATTATCTCTTTGTGTAACCACCTCTGGAAGCACCTTCATAATTTGTTGAGCTATAACACCTACATCATGTCCGGTATTAGGGTGTAGGTCGCTATTTTCAATCCAATCAAATTCAACACCACTTATAGAGCGTACCTTATCTAGAGCAGACTCAATGGGTTTTACATTAGCCTTCAACCGCTCATCGGAAGAGTAGTATGCAACAATATCGTTAGTAGCACGAATGTGTCCACTCGTTCCTGAAGCCGCAGTACCTACACCAAGGCTACTTACTTGAGCGTTTGAGTTGGTTGTAAATCCACCAGGTTCTCCTTTTGCCCCGTCCGAGCCATTTGAACCATCTGCACCAGGTTCACCCTTTTGCCCCTTGTCACCATCCGCACCATCACTACCAGCCGAGCCGTCTGATCCATTGGCTCCAGGTTCGCCCTTTTGCCCCTTGTCGCCGTCCGTTCCATCGCCCCCGGCTGGTCCTTCGGGTCCAGCACCACCATCGGCACCAGGTTCACCCTTTTGTCCCTTGCTTCCGTCTGTACCATCTGAACCATTAGACCCATCGCTACCAGGTTCTCCCTTTTGACCTTTAGACCCATCGCCCCCGGCTGGTCCTTCGGGTCCGGCACCGCCGTCTGCACCAGGTTCTCCTTTTTGTCCTTTATCCCCATCAGTACCATCGGATCCGGCACTACCATTTGATCCAGGTTCACCCTTCTGACCTTTACTCCCGTCACCACCGGCTGGTCCTTCGGGTCCGGCACCACCATCTGCGCCGGGTTCACCTTTCTGACCTTTCGATCCATCTGTTCCGTCACTACCATCTGATCCATTGGCTCCAGCCTCACCTTTTTGACCTTTGCTACCATCACTACCATCTGACCCGTTTGAACCAGCCTCTCCTTTTTGCCCTTTAGAACCATCCGTTCCATCTGAACCATTAGACCCGGCTTCGCCTTTCTGCCCCTTGCTACCATCAGTACCATCTGAACCATTAGACCCGGCTTCGCCTTTCTGCCCCTTGTCGCCGTCCGTTCCATCTGAACCATTAGAACCAGCCTCTCCTTTCTGACCTTTACTACCAGTTGCTCCAACAGGAATAGTGAAGTTAAATGTTGCAGCACTAGAAGTCCCTGTGTTTGTCACACTCGGCTCTGTGCCTTCTGCACCAGCACTAACCTCTCCGACAGCAATAGTAGCAGCGGTACCGGTTTGTCCCTTTTGACCCTTCTGCCCTTTGCTACCATCTACCCCATCTGATCCGTTAGCACCATTGCTACCATCTGCGCCGGCTTCACCCTTCTGACCCTTGTCTCCCTTGCTCCCATCGGTACCAGCCGAGCCATCGGTACCAGCCGTTCCTGTCTGACCTTTTTGACCTTTCTCTCCCTTTTCGCCTTTGCTTCCGTCACTTCCGTCACTTCCGTTACTACCAGCAGCACCCTTTTGCCCCTTGTCGCCGTCCGTTCCATCGCTTCCATTTGCACCGGCTTCGCCTTTTTGTCCCTTACTACCTGTTGCTCCAACAGGAATTGAAAAGTCAAATGTGGCTGCTGTAGATGTACCGCTATTACTTACACTTGCTTCACTTCCTTCAGTGCCCGTGCTAACTTCTCCAATAGCAATAGTAGCAGCCGTTCCGTTGCTACCTGTTTGTCCCTTTTGACCTTTTTGTCCTTTGTCCCCGTCGCTTCCGTTACTTCCGTCTGCGCCGGCTTCGCCTTTCTGACCTTTCTCTCCTTTACTGCCGTCCGCTCCGTCTGATCCGTTGCTTCCGTCTACTCCGGCTTCGCCCTTTTGTCCTTTCTGACCTTTATCTCCGTCACTTCCGTTAGAGCCGTCCGAACCATTAGCACCCGCTTCACCCTTCTGTCCTTTGCTCCCGTCATTGCCGTCTGTTCCCGCTTCACCTTTTTGACCCTTATCTCCTTGGTCTCCAGTACGAGCAAATGTTACAATTAAAGAATCACTGTCCCCAAACGGACTAGACGCAGAAGAAGAAGCATGTGAAACAGTAACCTCAAAATATCCTGTTTTTTCGCCTAGAGCAGTTATTTGGTATAGTGCGTATGCTGTACTATCAAATTCTTTTGAAACACGAACATGACCTTTAACAGTCGAAGTGCTGTCGTCAATAGTTCTTAAATATGATTGGATGTCGGTAGAGCTCGCATCCGTGTCGTCTAATAATAATTTTGTTGCCGAAGAAAGTGTTGTGTTGTTAAAACGAATATTACTATCTCCAGGGTCTACTAATTCAGTTTCCCCACTAAAATTGTAGTTGAAGGAAGCACCTCCAAAGTTTCCATCGTTACCTGCTGGACCTTGGTTCCCGGTCTGCCCCTTCTGACCCTTTTCTCCTTTTGCTCCGTCTGATCCGTTGCTCCCATCAGAACCTGCACTACCACGATCCCCCTTGTCTCCTTTGCTTCCATCCGTTCCGTCCGAACCATTAGATCCGGCTTCACCCTTTTGACCTTTATCGCCCTTTTGTCCTTTATCTCCATCAATACCATCGCTTCCGTCAGTACCGACTTCACCCTTTTGTCCTTTCTCCCCCTTCTGACCTTTAGAGCCGTCAACACCATCTGATCCATTACTCCCGTCAGCACCGACTTCGCCCTTTTGCCCTTTTTGACCTTTGCTTCCGTCCGTACCTGCCGAGCCGTTACTTCCATCAGCACCGGGTTGACCCTTGTCTCCAACCTCACCTTTTTGACCTTTGCTCCCGTCAGATCCATCACTTCCGTTAGCACCCCCTGCTCCTTTTTGTCCTTTGTCTCCAGGCTCTCCTTTTAAGCCTGAACTAGAGCCAGTCCATTCGCCAGAAGCGTTTATAACATCCGACCCAGCAACTTGTAGTTTGCCAGTTAGGTCTACAGTAGAATTTATTTTGAGAGCCATATGATTCTATAAAAAAGGGGAGGGTATTCCCTCCCCCTCATGTTAGGATACTAATTTACTAAATTTCACAATTATGCTGCGCCCTGAATAACTACAGTGTAGCTCGCATCAGATGCAGTAATCGTGATATCGTTCTCGCCTTCAGTTGTTTGTTGAACATCGGCAAGTACTAGGCGACCATTTTCATCATACAATTGTACGAATGCCGGCCAACCAATTCCGTGGGTGCTAAATGAAACACTTCCTGATCCACTAGAGACTGTAACACTACCGCTGTAGAAGTCAGGCTTATTGTTAAGTTGCGTTTGTACTGCAGAGGTAACACCATCTAGATATCCTAGTTCCGTAGATGTTACTGCTGATACAGCAACCTTACCACTAGAATTTGAAACCAATGCACGAGACGCAGTTAAGTCTGTGTCATCAATGGTAGTAGCAGCACCTGTGATAGTTGGTTGCTTACCATCCAATTGTGTTTGGATAGCAGAAGTAACTCCATCTACATAGTTCAACTCTGCAGTCGTAGCCGTTACGCCATCAAGAATGTTAAGTTCAGAAGCGGTTGCCGTTACACCATCAAGAATATTCAATTCATCGGTGGAGGCGGTAACACCATCCAACTTGTTGATTTCCGCAGTAGATGCGGTAACACCATCAAGGATGTTTAGTTCAGCCGCAGAAGATGTAATTGCACTTCCATTAATTTGGAATTGACTTGTAGCATTGATTGTAGTACCTTGAATTTCAGCAAATTGAGCTGGTACAAAGTCACCACTAAATGTTTCAGCATCATTAGTGGCGTTTACATATGCTACGAACTTACGAAGCGAGTCATCATAACCGAAGAAACCAAGACGAGCCGCAGTGTCGTAGTAACGGAACTCAACCCCGCGGTCTTTGTTGTCGTCACCCGTTGGCGCAGAATCTCCACCCAATGTGATGATTGGGTCATCAAGTGTCGTTGTCGTAGAGTTAACAGTTGTAGTCGTACCATTTACTGTTAAGTCTCCAGTAATAGTAACGCCACCTGCAAAAGTTGCGGTAACATCGGTAGCATCCCCAAGTGTATAGTTCCCACTAATTTGAGCCAACTTTGTCGTGAGGTTTTCAACTGTAACATCAGCATCAATTTGGTCTGTGAACGATAGTGTTCCCGATCCATTGGTAGTAAGAACCTGTCCGTTCGTACCATCCGTTACATTCAACGCTGCAATACCTACTGCATTGTCATCAATTTTCGCAGCGGTTACTGCGTCATCAGCAAGTTCTGTGGTATCTACACCACCGGCTTTAATAGAAAGCGTATTGCTTGACAACTCAATAGAAGTGTCATCAGGGGCAGCACCTACTAAAACCCAAGCCGATCCGTCATACACTTTTAATTTATCAAGTGTGCTGTCATACACAAACTGTCCTTGCACTGGACTAGCGATTGCGCCAATCTCTGTCGTAGAAAGATTTTGGATTGTTGCGTTGCGAAGTTCATTCTTCGCTAGGTCTAGATACGAGCTTAACGATATACTCGTTACTTCTATCCCCGATACAATTTTTAAAGCCATGGTTTATATTTTTATTGTCCTACAAATTTAATACTAATTTAGATACGCTTTTCCGGCGGTAGCCGAGTCAAAGGTTAGCGTGACTTGATTTAAAGAATCATAAGTAACCTCACACAAAATGACTGTATTGGCGGAATTGACCACAGTAACCGAGGCGTTCTTACCTAGATTATGGGTGATTACCCAAGTATCCGAAGCAGAACTCTGATCGTGAGTATAGGTCTTATCGCCACCGCTACTTGTAGCGATGCCTGAAATACTAATCTTCGTAGGGTTTACAGTCCTACTATTGATTGATATTGCAGAAGAATCCCCTTGTTTTACTGTTATTTTAGCCATTATAGTGTGATGTCCTCGTTCACTTTAAATATTCCGTACAGCCATGTTTTAATTGTCCCTGTGGAAGAGTCATCGTCCCCATCAGAATCTGATTGGATGTCATATACATACATGCCTCCATCAACTCCCTCCATGGTAGACCCGGCGGCAGCAACTGTTAGCGTGTTGCTATCATCTCCACTCACTGTATATGAAAAAGAGGTGTCTTCTAATATTGTACTAGAAGCCGTGTCGCTTTCACGCACATCCATTTTAAATGAATAATCAGATAGGTCAATAGCGGTTCCAGAGTCGTCCGTAAAGGTCAACTCAAGATTAAAACTATCGCCCTTTCTACAGGTGATGTCTAGTCTTTGAGCGGTATCGAGGTTTATCGTAAGAGCCATATTGCAAAGGTACTAACTTATTGATTGTTAAAAATTTGAGCCAAATCATCCGTGTCCTCCAACTCGTCTCTTTTGCCTTGGCGTTGTGAGATTAGTTTAGACTGCTCAACCGCTTGTTTTTCAACACGCTCATCTTTTCGATCTTCCTTCATAGACTCAAGGTTTTGACGGAATGAATTACCTCCTTGTGTTTGCGCCAACACAATTTGAGACTTCATTGCTTGAATCTCTTTATCGTATTGATGTTGCAACTGCATCATTTGAGCCTTAATCTTGGCTTCCATCTGAATCTTCTGCATTTCCAATTGTACTTCAGCCTGCTTCTTCTGCAACTCCAATTGTGTGGATTGTTGTTGTGTTTGAGCATTGGCTTGTGCTTGTGCTTGGATATTTTGCATTTGAGCCTGTTGCTTTTGCTTGAGTCGTTTTTTTCTTCGTAGAATGAGCAGTCTTTCAGCCTGATCTATATCTCGAAGGTTGCGAATAGCAATAGCATCCTCTAGGTCTATCTCTTGTTGTCCTAAAGCAATCTGGATGTTTTGCTCCATGTATTGTCTGTCGAGATCGTCCATCGCCGAAACAATACGAACACCAAAGTTGTACATAGGTAAGTCCTTAAAACTATTTAAGATACTCATGTTTGTCTCTCCTATAGCGTTTGCATAGATTCGATATAGAACGCTTTCTTGCGGAATGATTTGCAAACACTTAATGATATCTTCAGCAACACGCTTGTAGAGAACTTGTGCTGAATGAGTGATATCATATATTGCGTTGTTACCCGCCGCAAGTTGTTGTTGGCGAACACCCACTAACTGATCCCCTTTAGGAGATGTACCATCCATTACTTCGTTGATACCTGTAGCATCACGAATCATGCGTAGGTTATGGTTGTATATACCAATAAGCTCGTTGATGTTTCTAATTTGATTGTCGATTGCTCGAACAGGTGGGTTTTGGAATCCACCCTCTGGGTTCTTACTTCGGTAGTAGAAAACACCCGTTTGTTCGTAGATGTCTTGTAATTCTAGAGGCTCTAGGCTTCCACTACGACCCAACTGCACATTCTCCAATCCTTCGATGTCAATGATTAGACCATCTGGTTTTGCTTTAGCAATTGCTTGTTGTAGTTTCAAATGAGACAACTGCAACTGATCGGCGAAACTAATGATGCCTGAAACCAAAGACTTCGGCATCATACGGCGAAGGTTCGTGCTTATAACATTGTAAGACAATCGAGTCCTTGTAATGTCATGGATATTCTTCGGAATATTTTTCTTGATTCCGTAGTTGAAGATGTGCTTCGTCCCGATAACAAATGTTCCTCCATAAAGAGTTGTGTTGGTCATGCAATAAGGTTGGCGTGAGAACACGCTTTCCGCAGGTGCTTTGTATTCCGCTCCTTTAAAGTAGAACCCTGTGTGTCCATGACGAGTTTCTTTCTCTTCAAAGAACATCTTGTCTATAGATAAGAATTCAAAGTCTAGCACCTCAACGAAATACTCATCGTATCCGTATGTTGCTCGTTGTAGGTTCTTATCGTAGTAAGAATGTGTAAGTCTACTCGGATTGTTTTGGAATCGGTTTCGAACAGTTTTTGCTATTTTCTCGTAGGTCTCTTCATCGAACTGATCTCCTGCAATACGCTTTAGTTCTTGGATGGTGATGCGCTTAATGTGTCCAGCATAAACCATGTCATCGAAGTTGTGGTCTTCGGTGTAACTATGGATGAAATAAGACGGGTCTACATATTCCTCTACGATACCATAGTTAGGGTCGTTGTTTCTTTTAACGACCGCCATACCATTTGTAACAAGATCAGTGACCGCTCTACGATATGTGGTGTCATGGAAATTGTTCCAATCCAAAGTCATCTTCGTTGCTATCTGTGCAGCAACCTCTGCTTCGGTTTTAACATTGGTGTCCATGAATATTTCGGCTTCCTCTAAACTTTCGGGGATAGCCTCCGGGTCATAGTCCATGTCTACCCCCATCTCCTTGGCTTTCATCAAGAAGTCGCGGGTCATGATTTGACCTTTGAGTTTATTTTTTCTCTTGTCCTTCTCTGTTTGTGACAAAGGATCGACTGCCTCCACATTTGGATACGGATCAGCCGACAAGATTTTGTTGACTACAATTTTGACAAACTTTGGGATGATCGGTACGGGTGACCAATCAAGATTCAATAACGATCCATCCCCATTATTTGGGTCGAGACTGTTTAGAATTTGCTTGTATCGAGATGTGTCTTGAGTACCATTCGCATAATCACGATTGGTCTCAAATTCTTTTTTTCTTCGGTAATATAACGAACCCTCGTCATCCGAACTCCCCCATTGACCCTCAATAGCCTTGGCGTATTTTAACCCATAGGAATTACTCGCCTTAATTTCAGGTGAAGCCAATGGATCAGGAAAGTTGCCGTACCTTTCGTTTTCTTGTGGATTATCAAACATTTCGTGAGATAATAGTTATTCATGCAAATATACCAATTAATACAAGGTCAATACCCTAGGGTACTAGAGCTTGTACCTTCTAAAAAACTTTTTCTCGCTAAAGTCCGACTGCTTTTTTTCTTGCTTGACTTTTTGTGCCCCCAATAAAGCAAGACCACTCGAAATTGTTAAATCGTATTTTGTACGATTATCAATCTTAAACCCGATCCAATCTTCTAGGGTTCGAGAAAAATACATGTTACCAATACTCCCGTCATTATCATTTGTCCCTACATAGTTGTGTATGTATTCTTCCACGGCTTGAGCATGAGCTTGGATAACATCCGCCGAGTTAGATGGGATACCCTTGGTCTTTACATTTACCCGGGCAGAAGTTGAGGTTAGATGTTGAGGTCTATCCATGATGTAACCATCATATCCTCGTTGCTCAAAATATCTTACGATACCATACTTGTTATTTTCTATGAGCAGTGGGTAACCATAGAACACCGAACACATTAATACATCCTCGTAAAATATTTTTGCTAGTGGAGGTCTTGATGCATATTCGACCACAAACATATTAGAAGGGCAGGCAAGGTTGAATTTATTATAAAGATGCATAGCACCTTTAGAACCTCTACCATCAAGCGTAGCATCGAGGTCGTAACTATCGACCCCGCCAACACCGATATGAGCATTTCCAGGTTTCTTGATACCTCGCTCTATAACCATGTTGTTTCGCATATCGGCTGGGGGAAGCCAAGATATATGAAACCGCCCATTAATATCTGGGTTAAAGACAACCTTCGTGTCTTGTACTCCGTCTTTCCAAACAAAGTTACCTCTTACAATTGGATTAGGAAAAAGGTTGTCGTTATAACTTATCTGCTCATATATCTTCGTAAGATTAAAAAGAGACCCCTGTATACTATCACGGAAGGCTTCGTCCTCGGTAAAAGGGAACTGTCGAATAACCTCGTTTAATTCCGAATGGTCATTCTTTAAAGAGTCTCTTTCGTTTTTTAAAAATGTCTTTGCTCCCATATCGATCAACTCTCCGTCAATACCTTCGATAGGTTGGTCCGGGTCGTCAATTACTGGATTTCCGTATATATCAAAAAACCCTTCGAGTGCTTCATAGGAAGGAATGAATATTCTATATAGACCCGATCGAGTCCTTCCGTTTTTATTTCGTTGGTAGGGACTACTGTCTTGCCAGAGTTCTTTATATTCTTTTCCTCCCTTATTCATTGGATTCACAGTAGAACCCATCAAGCATTTCCCAATCACCCTACGACCTACAATAAGACATGTTCTTTGGATACGCCATGCCTCACGGATGTCGGTAGGCTTCTCCCATTTACCTGCCTCATCTAAATAAAGCATGTGTAGTTTCTCACCATCGTAAGCGTTATTCGTTGTGTTCTTCCAATTGATTATGGTGTTAAGGGCTTCGCCTTGTTGAGCAGTTTTATTCTTCTTGGTGATTCGTTTTGCGGGTTCTCGGAACGCAAGCTCCATACGAGGGTTGGTCGTACCATCTTGAATAGGCTTGAAAAAGAATGGGTAGGATTTAAATATTGAAACAATCTTCTTCATGAAGATATTTTCTTGAGCATCCTTACCCGTCTTGGATTGTAGTCCAAGTAATTTTTCCTTTACCTGTGTTCCCTCATCTACTAGCGTACATGCACTCATATTAGTATACCCACTACGGCGACACTTGGTATATACTTGACCTAGTGATCGGGGGTCTACCTCACATGCTTTTTGATGAACAAAAAGTCTTTGTTGAAATTCCAAGTAATATGGATATCCAATATCGAGCTTTGACCATTGGAGCATCATGTAGTGTCTACCTGTTAGATAGGTGGGTACACCATTATTCATAAACCAAACCCCATTATTCCTACGCTCAAATTCTTGTTGGATGTAGGGAAGGTATCTATTCCTAAACTCTTTAGGCATTTCCAACCACTCATCCATGGAGCGTATACGAGACATCTCTTGGGGCATGGGTATCCTCCTCCAACACTGATCCTCTTTAGGTAGTTCGGAAAACAAAATAGTTCCCATATCGGGAACTTTAGGAAGTTGTATATATAGCCCGGAAAGTTCTATGATATCACCCTCACTGTCGTTTGCACAGATATTAATTACGGAGTCGTCATATCCTTTAACCTCTTTTATTCCAGCCATTACTCAATCAACATTCTATCAATTTTATCGGGATCAAATTTTCGGATACGAAGCAAACGCTCTTTTTCTAATTGCCTAGCACTTGCGTATTCCTCTGGCGTACTGTCTTGACCGAGTTCAGTAAACATCTTTGCGTTACGGCGCAACACACAGTCTATTACTTCTTTTGCGATCGGGTCTGTAATATAACTCATGATATAAAGTTATTTAATTAAATATTTACTACCTCCATCCCAAGGAATCCAAGGGATGTCTATTCTTTTACCTTCCCAACTTTTAAAATACTCTTCGTTGTCTACTCCAAATATTTTTTTTTGGTATATGATCAGATGGTTAGGTGCCGGGTTATTCTGCAAGAATTGTTGCCTAACATCTAGGGGACACTCGGACAATGCCCAAGTAGAAACAAACAATGTGTTTTCCACTCGGTTTCTTGGAAGCGAGTAATTCGATGTGCATCTTACATTAAAACCTTCTAGATTAAATCTTTGAACACGAGAAATTTCTGGAAGGTCATAGATAATATAATCGCCCGTATATCCCAGTTCTAAAACAAGACGAGCAAAATCCCCGGCACCACCACCCAACTCAATGATTCTATCGAAATCATTGATTCTTTTGTGAGTGTTTAATTCATAGGTATTGTAATGATGAAAACTCTTAAGAGCATGTTTTGAAAACCGATGTCCGTCTACCAAAACAGAATCTTCAAAGAAAAGTGTAGAGTTTGAACCAAATCCATTACGGCTATTACCATATCCCTTTTTACCTTGGGTCATAGCATAGTACCAATCGTAATCTTTTCTTTTAAAATTACGAGCGTGATCAGTATACTCCTTATACTCCTTCACCTCAAATAAAGGTATCTGCCGAATAGTGTTGTCTAAACGGAATGAGTTTAAGGAAACTGCTCCTATCTTTTTTCTTTGTTCATCCCAGAAACTACTCATATCGCTTGAGTTTCTTCTTTAATTCTTTTGTTTGTAGATATTCTCTCCTTACAATATAAAAAGACATTATCGATATAAGTACTACGCTAATCATTTTCTATTCCGTTTTCTTCAAGGTCTCGATTACACAATTCAATTATCGATCTTTTCATCTCCTTTTCCCGTTAAGTAAATAAAAAATACTGCCAAGAGATAAGTCAGTATTATTACCATCCATTTAAAGTCTATCATCTCTCTTTGGTGTTAAAGGTTTGCGCCTACTTTTATATGTGTGCGCTTATAATTTGATGGATAAGCCCATCTTTATATGCTTAAACATACCTTAATGGTGTAAATAAGCACCATTCAATCGGCTTATTTTACACTTTGAGTGCTTTTCATTTTACACTTTGTCACACTATACCCTTACTTTGTACACTGCGTTGTAAGGTTATGCCCTTACTTTTTTCATTTCTCTTTGGTGTTAAAGGTTTCGTATTTCTGCGCTACTTCATTCCAAACTTGTAATAAGGCTTGTTGTACACTTGCACTTTCGGGGTAAGCAGTCTTGTTTTGTATTTCTTTAATT